CTTTGCCACCAATTCTAAAATAGTCCTTTTTATATTCCCTAAATTTGGCTAGGTTTTCCTTTAGTTGCTTTTGTTCTTTGTCCTTCTTTTTTCTTTCCTCTTCTTTTGCCCACTGGCGCAAATCTTCGATACTGGTTTCATCTTGCAACGAGTCAACGAATTTCAATAACTCTTTGTACTCTTTGTATTTTCTTAATTCGTTTCTTTTGCGCTCGTTTATGTATTCATTAAAGGAATTCCACAGGCTGTATATTTCACTAATATACATTTGGGGTTTTCGGGCTTTTGCTAGTTTCTTTTTTAGGTACATTATTTCCCTGTAAACTATATCTATATCCGTTTTTGTTTTGCGGTATTGTTTATATTGAGACGTTGCGCCTATTAACAAACTTATATGTTTGCCTGTTGAAACGCTGTACCCCTTATCGTTTATTAAGATGGTTTTGTCATCTAAGAAACGCCCCAATTCGTAATGATAACCAAAACTATATATTTTATCCCCCTCAAAAAATATGTTATTGTTGGAGGTTCTTCCTTTGTCTTGTGTTCGTTGTGCAAATGTATGCACACAGTCGTAGTTGTCGAATACTGTTTTCATCTTTGTTTTGTTTTATTGTGTTAATATAATGCGAAGGGCTAAGTATAGCGGAACAATATATAAAAGTAGGTGAACCGCTTTTTTTGTTAGCTTATCCATATTAGTAATATTTTAAGCCTGTTGAAAACATATCGATAATAAGCGATGAAACGCCTATAATTAATACTATTGATAAGGCGGTGAATATGATACCTGTTAAAATGTTAACGGCTTTTCCTGTTTTGCTGTTTGTGTTTTGTACTGTGTTCATAATTGAAAATATTTATTTGTTTTTGTTAGTACAAATATGCAAAGAAATAACATACCCAATGTTAAGCCAATGTTAAGAAATTGTTAAGTAATTGTTAAGCGTTTATTTGCTTATATACTATACGAACAGGCGCGCGTATACTACAATAATTTTTGCATATATCCAAATATGGGTGCTTATTTGTATTTAGTCTAAATAAGGGTAACAGGGCAACCGTATACGATTACCCTATGAAATTACCACCTATGAAATTACATACCTATAAAATTGCATATATTGAATTGCTTATATATTGAATTTATTCTCCTGTTAAGTACAGAAATAATCCAAGCAAAAAAATTGCGCATCCTAATTCAATCATAATTTATTTTATTTTTATTTCTGGTAAACCAAAATCATTTATATCTATTTGTAAGTCAAAATCAAATCCACAATTTTCACATAAGAAGTTATCCTTATGGTTATTGTGCCAACATACTTGACAAGCATTTTTATATTCATTACTTTTCATTTGTATACAATTTAACTATGTTAATAATATCTTTCATTCCTTGTCCAAGTGCTTGTTCTCGACTATTGCCACAATTTATTAATTCATCCGAACATTCGTTATAATAATTCATTTTATCTTTTAATTCCTGTATTTCCATTTGTATTTATTTTAGTATGCAATGATTATCCTTGCGTTAATGATTATCCTTGTGTCTCCTTATCTATGCTATTTTTGTACATCTGTTGCATTTCTGCATTACCTTGTTTAACTAGATGTATCCAACTACCTAAATCCTTGTAAAGGTTATCTATATTGAACACAAGCATTTTTGCATCGTTAACATCCCCATATTCGACATATAGCTCTCCGTCTGACTGATGAAGAGACATTGTTTCATATATGTATATGATATCTCTACAAATACGTTCGTTCTCTATTGTCTTATCAATTTCTGCAATCAAGTACTTTGCAAGTGAATCATCTTTTATTTGCTCAATGTAATCTTTGCAATTCTCTAATGTTGTTAATACTTCGTTATTCATTTTGTATTTATTTTAATGTTCGATGCAAACATACGAAGCCTAATGTTACCCAATGTTAAGCTAATGTTAAGTATTTGTAAAATATTTACTATCTTTGTATAATGATATTTAAAGGCGAATATATGTATAAATGGAATAAGGAAGGGGATATTGAAGCAATCCCACAAGAACAGGGTATTGAATTACCAGAGGGGGGTATTGAATTGCTAGAGGAAGAGACCCCTATTAAATTCACAAGGAAGCAAACGCCAATCTTTAGTGGGGTATTGAATTACTTTCCCGATGCAATAAGAGAAGTTGCAAAGTGTTCTTATGCTGGTCAACAACAACACAATCCAGATAAACCCCTAGCTTGGGATAGAAGCAAGTCAGGAGACGAATTAGATGCTCTTACTAGGCACTTACTTGAATCTGGTACTATTGATACAGATGGCATCAGGCACTCAGCTAAAGTAGCTTGGAGGGCGTTAGCTAACTTACAAAAAGAGATAGAGAATGACAATGAAACAATTTAATCAATGCCTAAGAACTTGCTTAAAGAATGGATGCAACGAAGTTGTTGTTAAGTTTGATAAGCAAGGAATAATATCAGTTGAGCCTATTATCGAAGGACATACATCCCCTTAGGCACAGTACGTTCAAGGGCGTATTGAATTGCGTATCTGGATGCGTCAATACTGTGATTCCAAGAATCCCTCGGTATGCTACCCTTTAACTTCCAAGCGTAATTGTTAAACTCTCGTATTAAATTCACAGAGTCCTTATCAACTATTATGTTGTAGTCCTGCATAAGTGCTATGCCTGATAATATACTACCCTTCTTTTTAATAGTGGGCGTAATGTTTTTCAAACCCTTAGTCTTTAACTCTGATATTAGACGAGGCTCACTATTGTCGCATACTATTAGATTGTTACCAGCATATCTCCTACACATCTCAAATATATTAGACGTAGACATCCCAGCCTTATAAAAGTGTTCTTTTATCCAGATAGTCTTTCTAACTTTATCTACGGCAATTTCGCATAAACTTGAGGGGTCTACCGAAAATCCGAAATCAAGTCCAAATATCGTATCATACTCATTATTGAAGTCTCCCATCTCCCAATGCGTAAACACAACTCCTTCTGCTTTCTCAAGCCAACCACCCAGTATCTGATGCTTATACTTCTCAGGTCTCCTCTCTCTCATAGCCTCTACTTGTTCCACAAAGGATGGAGATAAGTGTTGCTTGTTATCTAAGTAGGTTGTGTGAATATATGTAACATTCTCCTTGATGCCATTGTAACCATCAGGAACGCCTCTATTCTCAAAAAACCTCTCGTATATCCAATGCTGTTTTGTTGTGGGGTTTAGAATCAATATACATCGGTTCTGATAGCCTGTTGCCCTAACGGAGTAATCAATCTTTTCAAAAGACTCTTCATCTGTAAGTTCCTCTGCTTCATCCAAGACAAATGTCGTAACGCCTTGAATGGACTTGAGTTTCGCTGTTTGGTCTCCACTCGCAGTCTTGATACCGCTAAATATAATACTACTGCCTGTTAGGTTGTTTATTATTTCATTCTTAGTTATTGTAAACGCACTTGATATACCCATAAGTTCTATCTTCTCCAAGAACTCTGGAATAATAGACATTGATGCGGAAGTCATTGTGTATCGAGTAAACAGGATTCGATGACCTTTTTCGTAGGTAAGCAATACCAAGAATGTGTTTACGCCAAAAGACTTTCCACTACCCCTTCCACCAGTAACTACAAAGTATCTGCTATCATCCTCAAATATTGGATGATACTTAGGGTTTAGTGCTACTTCCTTCATCTTCTATTTCAGTTGATTCAATGTCAATAGTTTCTTCTGGTTTCAAGAATGATATTACAGGAATATTTATCTCTTGCTTTACGTTAATATCTTTTTGTTCTTTTGGTTTGCCATACTTATATTCCCATAGTAATCTCAAGTGTGGAAAAGAATCCTTACTCATCTCGGCTAATGTAGCCCAAGCCTTTTTCTCACTACCAAATGCCGACTTCATTGAACTTAGTGCAAAGTTCTTAATGTCCTCCTCTTTAGCTTTGGGCTTTCTACCCTGACCTCTGGAGACACCCTTAACAGCACCGTTGTTTCTTCTGCCATCAGAGTATCTTTGATGTTCTTCTTTTGGCTTCGGTTCTTCTTTTGGCTTTATAGGTATTCCTAATTCAGCTTTCTTCTCGTCTGATATTAAACTTCTCTTCTTTGGTCTAGGCATAATTAAATAATAAACTTCAAAGACTTTTGTTTATGTAGCTGATAGTCAGCGTAATAAAACCCTACTAACAATAGACGCAGTAAAACAACCGAATGATTATTATTATTGCTTTCGGGATTTATCACTTAGTTTTTTATTGGTGCTTTTTTCATACTTCATCTTTTGTTATTAGCTTATAAATAAACCTAGTTACAAATATCAAGTATATAATACCTGTGATTGGGTTATCTATTACTTTAGCTATTGATTGTATAGTCTCCGTATATCCAAACACCATAACCATCCACAATCCTAATGCAAATGTAATTAACAAGTGTGTAATCTTAGCGAACACAAATGCTAGTAGTCCTGCCCAAAAACCTTTCTTTAGTCCTTTACTCATATTTTCTATCTTTTTATCGATTAACTTTATTTGCTTGTCTTTAATTATCATATTATCACAAACAGTAGAACTTAGTTAGTAACCTTTCTATGTTGTAAATATAGTAATTTATTTTAATCAAAGCACTATGTTCATTATTATTTTTTTCTAAGACGCTATACTGATTAGATAGTTGACCCTTAAAGTATGCGTATACCTTTACAAATGTTTCTTGTTCCATTGTTAATATATTAAATTTGATATTCCCTCGCTGCAATTATAGACTTTAGTCTCTTGATTTCTTGGTTGTATATTGAATCTCTTAATATCAATTAATTCCTCATTTAGCTTTTCAACTTGCAACTCAAGTTTACCAATCTTATCGAATAGAAATTTAACGTCATCATTTAACACATCCGTTTTTACATACTCAACCTCTTCTGTAATAACATCAATCTCATCTACATCAACCTGTAAAAAAGCATCTAAGACCTTGTTGTATGTTTCTGCAAACCTAAAGTCTGTTTCAAATAATTCATTAAACCTCTTGAAGGAGTGCAATACCGTTGAATGGTCTTTGCCTAAAACCTCTCCCATCTCCCTGAGATTAAGCCTAGTGTACTCCCTTAGAATATTAAAGAACATAAGTCTAGCGTCTTTAAATTTAGTCTTTCTTGTCTTAACATAAACATCACAACCAGTAACATCTTTTACTGCTATTGCTAATTTATCTATCATCTCAGGTAACTCTTCTGTTTTATATTTCATCTAATTGTTTTTTGTATTCATTTAACGCATCTATCGCACCAGCACAAGCCTCGTAGTTCTCTACTTCTTCAAAGGCATCTATTAGGAATCTAACCTCTGAGGTAAGTAACATACCTTCCCTTAAAGAATATAAAACACTCTCCTTAGCTTCTTCCCTAGTTTGGTGATACATT